AATTTTCGCGCCAGGATGAATGTCTGGACCATTCTGAACCAATTTCATCAAGAACGCACGATTCACAGCATTTACCACAACAGGCTTGGTAATATTTTTCGCGATTTTCATAGGAATACCTAATTCGCGAATAGATATATTGGGGTCCGCAGTAATAACAGAACGCGCACTGAAGTCGACACGTTTTGCCATCAAGTTTCCTCTCATTCTACCGCCCTTCCCGTTCAATCGATCCTTAATCGATTTTAAAGGACGACCAGAACGCTGTGCTACAGATGCGACACCAGGAATCTTATTGTCCACCTGAGTAGCCACATAGTATTGTAACACTTTCGTCCAATCATCAATCACATTCGCTGGCGCGTTATTATTAATTTTCTCTTGAAGACTTTTATTCGTTTTAATAATATCCACTAAAATATGGCTCAAATCATCCTCAGATCGCTGTTGTGCGTCATGTTTGACGGAAGGTCTTACTGCTGGAGGTGGAACCGCCATGACTTGACAAACCATCCAATCAGGGCGAGACCACAATGGACTGAATCCCATGAAAGAGACATCCTCGTCGGAAATTCTTTTAAATATTTTTATAATCATTTCAGGTGTTAAATTAATAACTAAATTCTGTCCTTTGGTTGCGTCATCTGTAGCAGCAGTAGTCGACGGTGTGTCGCTTTTCCATTCTGCTAAAATAGTGGCTAACCCATCTTTACTAATTTTCTGAGGCTGAAGACAGCCGCAACCATCTTCAGTATCTTCACCACATCGTTTAATTTTACTGGCTAATGAAAACACATATTTCCAACGGGCATCGCCAACTATTTTTAAAGCCTGTTTATATTTTTCTTTACTGATAAGTAATTTACTACACTTGAAACAAACACACCTTAATACTTTCAAGATTGTGCTGAGATATTGAATATAAAACACCGGACGAGCTAATTCGATGTGACCGAAATACCCGGGGGTCTGCATATAATCAAGACCGTCGGTAGGACAAATTAATCCAGGTTCAAGAACACCCATTCGTGGATCGAACAAGCCTCCTATAATCGGTTTATTATTTATATATGTATCTCTTGTGGTAATTTCAGCGACAGAACCCTTTCGGATTTCGTCAGGAGAAAGAATACTGAATTGTATTCCAATAATTTTAGAACAGTTATTATGTGCCATCGTTTTACTATTTGCGGCCATCTTCCTTATAATATTACTATAATAATATTTAGATTGTTTAATATCAATTTTATTTTTTCACCTTTTCTCATTTAAAACGCCCATTATAGACGCTAAAAATAAGAAAAAATGTAAAATCAATAGTAGGAATTTCACCTACGATGGTCTTACTTTTTCATCTTCTTTTTGTTTATTTGAAGATGTGAAAGACGAAATTTGAAAACATAATGGTCGCTCTTGTTTTTCTATCCAACAACTCGTTAAATTCATTATGTTTATGGAAGAGTTTGCATCTCTTGTCCTAAATACGATTTTTTTGTTTTCGCAACTCACGCAGTTAGAACAGATTAACAGACGAAACACTTTCTTTCCTTCTTTATCCTTGTAATATTCCAAATCTTTATTACAATCACAGCACTTCTTACTTGTATTACATTCATTTATCGTTATTGTATCATATTTCTTATGAATTAATTTCCTTAATCCTTTATTCATCGTAGGCATAAAATGTTTCATTTGTGTAGACCTACTCCAATTTCCATAACCAATAAGTATATTTTCTCCAAATGTTTCCTTTATTTTATTCAAAAATGTATCAATACTTTTTTTACCATAACTATATTGTCTAAATTTCATTTTTCTCCAAACTTCTTTCTTGTAAAAATCAGTTGTTTCTTTATTTAACTTATCTTTTTCTACAAGATATATTTTAAATTTATCATAATTAATTGATTTGCTATTTTGTATTGATAATCTTGTTTCTTTTTCTATAATTTTATGTTTCTTCTTTTCTTGTAATAATATTCTTTGATTTCGTTTTCCATAACTTTCTATTTTTCGTTGTGATGCAGTATATTCTAATTTGTTCCCTTTTTTATCCATCATATAAACTAATGAATGCTTACCAGGGTCACAACCAACTATATTTCTATCTTTTAATGTATCTAATTGTTCTTTGGATAAATCTTCTATGGTATGAAAATCTTGTTCTTGCAAAACAGGAACTCTTGAGCCCCATTTCTTATCTTTCAAATCTTTTCTAATAAATAATAAACAACAACTAATTCCATCTGTTTGAATTTGGTTATGAAACTGATAATGTTTGTTCTTGAATATTTTTTTTTTCATATCTAAAAAGTTGCACCATATTTCAGTTTGATTATCTTTTACATTACTCAATAATTCACCTTTTTTTGTTTTATTTCCATCTTTATCTTTTTCAGGACAAAACAAATTTATAATAGAAGCAGTATCTAAAATAATATGTTTTGGAATAATATTGTTTCGTAATGGTAATGGTTGAAATAATTTATTTTCTTGTTTTTCCAATACAGAGTTCATATACAACATTCCGTTCAAATACTCAAATGGTCTAACCTTAATATCATAGTGAATTGATTTTTTGATTTCAGTAGGTAAAATATTAGGAAGATGTATATTTTTCCAATCGTCAAATATTATATCAGTTTCATCTAACGACAAACATTTATTTTTGAATTGAAATAATATTGACTTATCCTCTGTTATTTGATTTGTAGTTTTGTTAATAAATCGTAAAAAGTGTTGGATAAAATGTTCTTGAAAATTGTTATGTAAAGAAGTATGTATTTGTGTTGCTAAATAGGGTAATAAAAAAGTTGTATTTTTCAAATTTGTTTTTTCGTGATTTAGTAATGGTTGATATTCAGTTTTGTAAAATGCATCTAAAACTTCTAAAAGTTCTGTGTCCTTTCCTTTCTTTCCTCTATTATCACGACTTCCTAATGTTTTGATACAATACAAAATAAATGTTTCATCTATTATTGGTAATGGTTTATTTTTGGTATATTTATCTAAAATATACAAACGAATAAATTGATAAGTATGAATAACTAAATCGTTCATTTCAAAAACCAAATGATTTATTAGTGGTTGGGTTGTATCACGATTTAATAAAATCGTTTTTAGTGGAATTTTGAAAGTTTTGTAAGCGGATTTTTCATTATTCCTAAATTCTTTGAAATCCTCCTTTTTCTTTTTCTTAACTTTCATTTTATATATATTATAAATATTTTATTTTTAAGTTATTTTTAACGCAAAATATTTAAATATAATTTATTTATAATTATTATATTCATAAATAAATGGAAATCCCAAATGAAACAGAAATAAAATATTATTGTCAAGTGTGTAATTATAAATGTTTATATCCTGCACACTGGAAACAGCATATTGAAAGTGAAAAACATAAAAATAATGGAAAAAGAAAAACGAGGAGTGATAAAGTATTAGAACCAATATGTAAGCATTGTGAATATAAAACAAATAATTTGACTTGTATGAAGGTTCATTGTTTAACACAACATTCAAGTAAAGAAGAAAGAAAAAACGAATTCAAATATTATTGTGCGAAATGTGATTTTGGAACATACGCAGAAATATTATTTACACGACATTGTGAAACAAAGAAACATAAATAATAAAGTGGTTTATTATTTCCACCAAAACCCAGTTTGCGATACATATTGACTACATTCAACTATTTTATTTTCATAATTACATTTAGAACATTTGTAAATTGAATATGTTGTTTCAGTATCATCATAATTACAAAATGGTCTATCATTTGAAGTATTCCATAGAAAATTATTTTAGTATGTTGAAATCAAGATTACAAAAATTAGATGGGTTAAAGTATGAGAATTTGAAGGAAAATATAAATAAGGTAATTGGTGAAATACCGAAAGAAAAATATGAAAATATATTTAAGGGTGCTTATGAACGACCTGAAAAATATGTTTCAAAAAATAAAACAAGAAAGGTAAAGAAAATATACAAGTAATTATTTATAAAAGTGTCTATAAATAATCGGCGTTTGAAATGTTAAAAGGTGTAAAACGGACTAAACCCGCTACTCCACGTCTCAGAATTAAATGGTGAAACTAATATATTACCGATTTGCGTTTGCCAATAGGCCACTCGTTTTTCCATTGCCAAATCCTTTTTGGTTACTGGATACGGACTATTTGTTTCCATCAATTCTTCTTCTTCTTGTGTCATATCGGGTTTATGACCGTAACAATTTACCCCGAATTTCACGTGTGGATTGGCAATATATCCGCCATTAATTCCTGGTCGCCCGCAATCATTTTCATGTCCTTCAACTTGTTGTAAATTATCATATGTTTTTTTTTGAGTGGGGAACAATGCTAATTGATTATCAGACCATCCATAATTACACCATTCTGCGCCTTTTCCATACGCATCTTCGATTTCATTATAAGATGCAAGCCGCGCGCCGTAGGCGCTACATAATGTTTTCGCGTCTTCGTATCCATATGTATTTCCTGGAATATTGAATACTTGATTTAAACTTGTTATTTCTGGGATAGGTTCGGGAGTTGCTTGCTGTGTCTGATCAATAGTTACATTGATTTGCGGTTCTCCACTAAATAGATTTTGAATGGACGTGATTAAATTTATCCCAAAAAAATATTGCAATCCATTAAATATTAGCAATACAATTAACATACCGATAACAATGACCATAATCATTTTAGTGCTACCACTAGCACTAGCACTAGCACTAGCACTAGCACTAGCACCGCTACCACTACTATCTCCAAAAATCCACGAACCTATACCCGTATTAGCACCGCTATTATCTCCGAAAATCCCTGAATCGGTGTTAGTGCCAGTGCCAGTACCAGTGCCAGTGCCAGTACCAGTGCCAGTGCCAGTGCCAGTGCCAGTACTAGACTTTCCTAAAGTAAAAAATACAATAATATATATGACAACGACAACAACTAAAATAATAATGACACTTGGATTCATCAAAAAATTATTAATATAATTATACATATTTTGACTATCTGGAACAGATGTCGGTATAGTTGAATTATTTGGGTCAGTGCTCATTATTGGTTTTTCCGAATAATATGATTATGAATATTTATATATTATATTATTATATAATATTTACAAATAAGATCACCCAATCATAAAACAATCGTTTTTTTTCGATAGAAAAAACAGTATGCTTTTGGACTAATCAAGTGATTTAAATCGACAACTTCTTTAACAAATGTATCGTTAAAATCGTACCATTTACCATTTGCGTTTTTTATAAAGGCGCTATAATGTCCTCCATTAACTCCGCCACCATGATTGCAAATACCATACAAGTCATAAACATAATTTTCTTTTTTATATCCCACTACATATTTCGATAAATCGAAATTTTCTAAAGGAAATGATACTAAAATTTGATTTTTTCTATTTTGAGCATTGAATCGTTTTAAATCAATAACTAAAACAGTGGGTAAACTCCAATATGATATTTTTTTCTGAACGTTTTGTTTTTGCTGTGTTTTTTCATTAAACCATGCATTTTCTTTATCCAATATTTCACCCGCTACATATAAATCAAAACAATCCGATAAACTAGGACTTTTATTTTCTGGTGGCGGGATTGGTAAATTTATCATAAAATAGGGTTCTGGATTTGTACTTAACACTTCACCCGTCTCTAATGAAATTATTTGTGAAACGTGTATACCATAAAACATGTTCCAAATTTCAGAATATTCTTTACTGTACATATTTTTTATCATATTAAAACACTGTACTGCCATATCATCAACATCATTTACAGAATTTCCACTTATACTCATATTTACTTCTCTTGCTAAACTTGTATGAAAACAATCAACTACAAATAATAAAAATTCAGGTAAATCATTTTGCGCATATCCCGTAAAAATATCAATCTTTTTAATTTGTGCTAATTTTTGAATTGTTCCTATAAATTTTCCAGGAGATACAATACAGTTTTCACGCCACATTATGGTACGAAGATTATCCCATTCAAGTAATAATACGGATTCAACTTTTCGATTTAATCTTTTTTTATATGTTTGTAAATTTAAAAAATCGTTCAATTCATAGGTATGTGATAATATTTGAATACATGAATTTGCAAAACACGTATTCCCCAAATTCGCCAGACCAGTTAAACCTTTATCTCGATATTTATCCTGGCTCATTGTTTTATTTTATTGATATGTGGTGAATTATTTTAATATATATTTATACACACAATACATTTAAACACATTTTTTATATATATAATATTAATATAATATCAA